ATTTATTGTGGAACCTGTTGTAACTTATAAAGTAAGAAAAGAGGATGAAACACTGGATTTCAGTGATCTTAGCGCAAGCTTACTAGATTAATATTCAAATCAGGGAGATTTCATTTAGATGATTTATATCAGAGAAACTGTCCCCTTGAAAATGCCTGGTAAAACAAGTTTTATTATTTCCTTCCAGTATTCTCCAGAAATAGTTGATATGGTTAAATCTTTACCGCTAGCTCAGTATCATAAGAATTTACAAGCATGGGAGATTCCGGCAAACTGTTTAGCTCAAGCTTTGGATTCTCTTACTTTCCTAGATAATATACAGTTGATTACTTTACCAGATGAGGATGAAAACACCTCAATTTCAACTGATTTGACAGAAGAAGAAATAAGGAGTTTTAAATTTAAACCATTTGCACATCAAATAGAGGCAATTAACTTCGGCTTACAAAAAAAGCACAAGAAGTGACTCTTACTTGATAGTATGGGACTTGGTAAAACTTTAGAGATTATTGGATTAGCAGAAACCCTCAAGCGCAGAGGCGAGATTGATCACTGTTTAATTATTGCTGGTGTAGATTCTCTCCGGCAAAATTGAAAGCGCGAAATTGAGAAGTTTTCGACTGAGGATGTTTTGGTACTTGGTGAAAAGATTTCTAAGAAGGGAAAGATTTCTTATGAGACGATGCCGGTAAGAGCTAAGATCCTAAAAGAACCGATTTCAGAATTCTTTGTTGTAGTAAACGCAGCGACTTTAAGAAGCGATGATATTATAGAATCATTTAAGAAGTCTAAAAATAAATTCGAGATGATTGCAGTAGATGAAGTACACCGGTTTGCCACTAAGACAAGTCAACAGGGATCAAACTTACTTAAACTTGATTCAGACTATAAGGTGGCAGCAACCGGAACTTTATTAATTAACTCACCTATCTCATGCTATATGCCACTAGCTTGGACTGAAAACGATCATGCAACTCTGACTAACTTTAGATATAACTTCTGCACCTTTGGTGGATTTGGAGATAAACAAGTTATTGGGTATAAGAATTTAGATGTACTAAAAGAAGAACTGAATTCATGCATGTTAAGAAGAACACTAGACCAAGTTAGAGATAACATGCCACAGAAGAACATTAACTATGAAGTGGTTGAAATGTCTAGTGAACATCGTAAGTTCTATGATGCAGTAGTTGATGGGGTAAAATCTGAAGCAGATAAGATCACATTAAATACATCTAACTTGCTAGCTTTAACCACTAGACTCCGCCAAGCTACAGCAGACCCAGGGATTTTGACTACCCAACCAATCGTGTCTAGTAAAGTGGAACGTGCAGTAGAGATAGCGCAAGATCTTTTAGACGCTGGTGAGAAAGTAGTAATCTTCAGTGTGTTCAAACAGCCATGCTATCAGATTGCTAAGATGCTGGAGAAGTATAAGCCTTTAGTGGGAACTGGGGATTTCAGTGATCAAGATGTGCAAACGAGAATGGTACAATTTCAAAATGATCCGGATTCAAAATTATTTATTGGCACTCATGCAAAGATGGGAACCGGTTTTACATTAAACGCTGCATCATATCTAATATGCATTGATCAACCTTACACTGATGCCGCGTTTTCACAATCTACAGATCGTATTTGGCGTATCACTAATACTAGGCCGGCTTTTGTTACAGTGCTTACATGCCAAGATACTATAGATGAACGTGTTAGAGAGATTGTTGAAACTAAGAAGAACCTTGCTGACTATGTAGTTGATGATATACAGAATGATATGGCGATTTCAAATCAGCTTACTGAGGAGCTGAGAAAGATTGTTTTATCCTTATAATAATACGTGCGAAGGTCTGTTAGGTAATTTATAAAAATTTTAAAAAAATTGTTTACATTTCAATTCTAACGTGTTATAATATTGTTAGTACTGAGAGGAAAGTAAAAATGAAAGATTATCAAACAGAAAAAGTATTTAAGATTATTGGGGCAAGCAATCATTGTGTAGACGAAAGAGAGGCAACAGACTTTTACTCTACCGACCCTGACTGTGTTAAAGACCTTTTAAAAGTAGAAACATTTGGAAATAAAGTATTAGAACCTTGTTGTGGTAATGGTAACATTTCTGAAGCTTTGAAGGAAGCCGGCTATGATGTTACCTCTACCGACTTATATGACCATGGATATGGGGAAACAGGAATTGACTTGTTTTCTTATACAGACATTGACGCGGATATTATCAGTAACCCTCCGTTTGGAATTGTTACTGAATTTATTGACCACATGTTAGATAACTTAAAGCCGGGTCATAAAATGGCATTATTTTTAAAACTTCAATTTTTAGAAGGTCAAGAAAGATTTCAAAAAGTTTTTAGTAGAGGTAAATTAAAAAAGGTTTATTTATATGTAAACCGAGTTGCCTGTTATAAGAATGATGAAAGATACCAAAGAAATGAAGATGGTAGTTTTAAAGTAGACAAGAACGGCAATAAGAAAAAGATTTTATCTGCTGTCGCCTATGCTTGGTATGTTTTTGATGCTGACTATAATGGTTTACCCACTATTGCTTGGATTAATAAATAATGTTAGGAGTTGTGTATAAACATGGATAACCAAGACGATCAAAAATTATTTTTTAACGGATTAGTGAGCAAAGCAATCTCTGGTGAACATTCCAACTTTGAGTTCATTAAAAGTTGGGAAATGTTAAACACAGTAAAAGTATACTATAAAGGTGTAAAGAAAATTGTAAAGATGTTTGATGCTTTGTGCGATAAGTTATTAAAGAACTACTCTAGTAGTATTGGTACCTCATCTCAAAAGGTGTCAGACCTTATGGCATTTGCACAGTTTGATTATTGTAAAAATTATTATGTAAAAGAAGCTGAAATTGCCTTGGATATGATTAGAGAGTACCACGCATATCTTAAAGCTGGTCATATACTATTTACACTATCTGGTGGTGTAAGACCGGACGAGGACTGTGTTGACTATAGAATGTTACCACTCGCTTGGTTTTAAAAAAATAAAAAAACTATTTACTTTTCTTTTTATCTGTAGTATAATATTAGGAGTGAGGAAATTAAAAATGAAATTTATTCAAATTCAAAGTTCTACTATTGATGCTGTAAAGCATGAAGATAATAAGTTAACCGTTAGATTTAAGTCTGGTGCAGAGTATGAGTATGAAGGTGTTGATCGTGATGCCTTCTATGAATTTTTAGCGGCTGCTAGCCAAGGTAAATATTTTGCTGCGCACTTCAAAAAATTACCTACAAAAAGAATTAACTAAAAATTTTTAAAAAACTATTTACAAATCAATTTAAATGTGTTATAATATTAGTAGAAAGAAAAGAGGTACATATTATGGAAAATGATGGTACAGTTTATTCTAAATTATTGCTTGAGATTAGTGCTGCAATCCAAGATGTGTTAGGTGACAATGCTGAGTTGCCGGCTGAAGATTATGAAATCACCGCTTCAGACATTGATGAGATCGCACACAAAACAAAGTTTTATTTAGATTTGTAGAAAGTTAAAAAAACTATTTACAAACAAAGTTATTCGTGTTATAATATTATAGGATAAGCAAATTACTTATCCTATATAAATGCCCCTGTACCTCAGTGGCTAGAGGGCTCGCCTTATAAGCGAGTTATGAGTGTTCGATTCACTCCAGGTGCACCATTTATGTCCTTGTAGTTCAACGGTAGAACGGCCACCTATTGGTGGTGTTAAAGCTAGTGCGCACGTTATGTGTTTGGTTCGACTCCAGACCAGGGACACTATAAAAAAATAAAAAAATTTTAAAAAAACTATTTACAAATCTCTAGAAATATGTTATAATATATGTAACAAGAGTGAATGGCGACACTCTTAAATAAAACGGAGGTAAACAAAAATGGCTAAAACTTACATGACGGGTTGGGGATCCAGAGGCGAGAGAACAGCTCGTGGCGGAAATGACGGCGTGCAATGCGCTGCACAATCTTATGACGGTAGCGTTATCGTTAGCAACAGATACACTGAAGAAGGCGAACTTAGAATCCGTGTTGGAACAAATGATAGTTCAAGTTGCTACACTGACTGGAACTCAAACGATTTCATTGGAACATTTGAAGAGTTCAAAGCATTACTTAAACTCAATCAAGACATCAAAGATGGCAAAGTGTCTATTGTTAGACACAGAGCAAAGAAATAAGTTCCTCTCTTAAAGTTGATCTAAAAAAGATCAACTTTTTTCACATTTACTATTTACTTTTTAACTAAACCGCGTTATAATATATAAGGAATAAAATTAAGG